AGCACAATACGCAGTGAAATATCCGTTCGGATTAGACTAAAAGGTTCCAGGTAGTCTGCAATTGTCTTGACATTTATCAAACTCTGGAAAGGAAAGATTTCCAGCCGATTTCCAGGATCTGCTCCAACATTAGTTTTATTGAGGGTGAAGTTCTCAATAAGGTACTCTCTGGTAAGAACCTCGGAAGGGGTTTTGTTAGGATAAGGATCCATTCTGGCAAGCACTGGCTCGTCAGCGGACTCTGAGAGAACATTCTCTTGTGTTCGCAAAGATGTCAGATTCCTAACTTGATCTGACTCTTCGGGGTTTTCATTTAACATTTCGGCGGGCCTTAGATTATCGTTGCCACTCGACCCAAGTGAACAACAATCGCGCAGGAGATCTTGGCCAGAATAGACCTTCTGCAAGGGAATACCCTCAGATGAGGGGGGGGGATTGGGCCGGTCTCTGGCAGATTATACCGGACGCCCAATTCTGTAATGGAATTTTGGAACACGGCTGTTGAATCATCAGGATACCAAGCAGCTACAATGCGTTCCCAGTAATAAGACCAATCTCTGATATTAGGAAGCGGAGTGTGATTAGCCTTAAGAGCTTCAGATACTCGGGCAATAAAGGAATTATAATATTCCTCCCCGTAGAGACTGAGCTCGTAACAAGCGGAATCGGCCCTATATTGGCGAATCTGCTCTTGAGTTAGCCCCGAAACATGTCTAGTGTAAATAAACATGTTCTTGATAGATATGAGGTGCAATCTGCCCAGAACTCTGCCATCTACTTTACAAAAATCCCTGGAAAGATAATTAAAATCAGGGCCTGAAGGGTCAATGAATCGTGGAACGTCGGCAGTCTTGTCAGGACCTGTATACTTCACACCATAATCACGCAAACATAGATCAGCCATAACCTGCATGTTAAATCTGGAAGCGACTACATTAGACACAGAACCTATAGAATCATCCCCTGCATAATTCATAGCCACGTGGTCAGAAAAATTCAAGCAAGGACACACTTTCTCGAAGACTGATTTGTGAAGGACAAAGACCATGAAAGAGTTGTAGACAAAAGTGAGATAATGACCAGTAGGGTGCCCCTTGTTCACTAAGTACAAGCCGTTCTCCCAAATGAACGCATACCCCAGCAAGCTCTTAATAGCGTTGGCAACCTGTTTCTTCTCAATTAGAGTGCCCTTAAAATTACACAATACAAAATCAATGAAAGCATCATTGAAATAACTAGTGATGCTACTCTCCTGCTTCGTGAGATCACCTCCCATAACATTCTCATGTATCTGAGTCTGCTTGTAGACATCTGC